GTTAGCTTCCTTTAAAGCTTTTGAATCTAATGACTCACATGCAGTAAACCATTATAAAGACATTCCATATTACGTTATGGACGATGGTGGTACTCATACACCTAGTAAAGTTAATGTCATCTCAACAACATGTCCTTGTGCAGGACTATCGTCGCTTTCAGCAGGTGCATCTTCAGAAGCAGAAGCAAACAATTGGATGTACACAACTGCTGAGTTAGTTTTAGGTCAATGGAAGCCAGATGTTTTCTGGGGAGAGAATGCACCAGGCTTTGCAGGTAAAGTAGGTAAACCAGTTGTAGCTAAACTACATAAGATTGCGTTAGAGCATGGTTATGCTATGTCGATTTATAGAACTAAATCACAACTACATGGTGTACCTCAAATTCGTGAACGTTCTTTCTACTTCTTTTGGAAAGGTACTAGAGCACCAATCTTTAAGTTCTATAAGAAACCTTGGACAAAGATTGAAGACTTAATTTTAAATCTTCCACAGAACTTAACACAACACACACCAACAAATCCAAAGATCCCAACTAAAGATGATCCGTGGTATCGTTATGTTTTAGAAGAGTTGGAAGGTGGTATCTCACACCGCGACTTCTTTGATAAGATTGCAAAGACTGATAACGCTATGGATTGGATTGAGCGTAAAGGTGTATCTTATCTTAAGGTTGGTAAGTGGATGGGAGAGAACGGATATAAGAATATCGAATCACGTTGTAAGCGCATCTATGAGAAGCTAAATAATGGTGATAACATTATGAGACGTTTAACGACTGTGCCAAAGGATTACATTGGTGCTTTTGTTGGTCACTACCCAATGATGTTAACTCACCCGCATGAAGATCGATATATTACGTATCGTGAAGCAATGACCATTATGGGTTTACCACATGACTTTGAGTTGTTGAATCCAAAAGCTAACTTAAATCATATCTGTCAAAACGTGCCAGTAAGCACAGCAGCAGACATGGCCTTTGAGATTAAAGAATGGTTAGAAGGTAGACGTGATAGTGTAGAAGCAACAGAGCGAGTTCTGATGCAATATAACCATAGTGAAACGCATGACTTCAGAGACATGATTGAAGTAGAAAAAAGTTCACTAGACGGTTTCTTTCAATGAAATTATGTGATATAATAGTAGAATACAAATGGAGAAAACAATGGGTTTAATGGATAAGTTACAAAAGAATTCTAAGATTGAATACACTGCGGTGTTGGACAAATCTAAATTCTTCGGCAAAAAAGATATGATCACAACTACTGTGCCAATGATCAATGTTGCGTTGAGTGGAAAGCTAGACGGTGGGTTAACACCTGGACTCACCGTCTTAGCCGGACCTTCAAAGCATTTTAAAACTGCATTCTCTTTGCTAATGGCAAAGGCTTACATGGATAAATATCCTGACTCAGTAATGCTATTTTATGATTCAGAGTTTGGTACACCACAAGCATACTTTGATTCATTCGGTATTGATACATCACGAGTACTTCATACACCAATCACCGATGTTGAACAACTAAAGTTTGATGTTGTAGGTCAATTGAATAATCTAGAACGTGGTGAAAAGGTTATTATCGTTATTGATTCTATTGGTAACCTTGCTTCTAAGAAAGAATTAGAAGATACTTTGAATGAGAAATCAGTTGCTGATATGTCTCGAGCAAAGGCGTTAAAAGGTTTATTCCGTATGATTACACCTTACCTAACATTGAAAGATGTACCAATGGTTGTAGTGAATCATACATACCAAGAGATGGGTTTATTCCCTAAGGCAATCGTCTCTGGTGGTACAGGTGTTTATTACTCTGCTGATACGATTTGGATTCTTGGTCGTCAGCAAGATAAAGATGGTACTGAAATTAAAGGTTATCACTTTATTATCAACGTGGAGAAAAGTCGTTTTGTTAAAGAAAAATCTAAGATCCCTGTATCTGTTTCTTTTGATGGTGGCATTCAGAAGTATTCTGGGTTGCTTGATCTTGCTTTGGCTGGTAACTTTGTTGTTAAGCCTAATAATGGATGGTACCAAAAAGTGGACCGAGCAACAGGTGAGCTTATGGGGACGAAAGTACGAGAGAAAGATACTCTCAATAAAGAATTCTGGGATGAAATCCTAGCCTCTACAGAGTTCCAAAAGTACGTTATCGATAATTATCAAATCGGCCATGCAGCAATGATGCAAGAAAAATACGTTGAGGTTGCTGATGAAGATAACGAATGAAACATATTCGTTTGTTGAGAACGACTTTAGTGATGACGCTTGGCATGTAAAAATTAACCAAGGTGTTTATAAAGACATTGTGTATAAGTATGGTAAGATTCAAATCAAAGAAAACGGAGATGATGCAACACTCGGTTTTCAATATAAGATTATTGACTTACCAGAACATTTAGAAGAAAATGATTTAAATTCTAATGTAGACTTTATGGATACCTTAGGTGATATCCTTTCCCATATTATTGAAGACTCCTTTGAAACAGGTAAATTTAAATTAGGCACCGATGATAAACCAACTGATTCTGAATCAACTATGCACTAATGAAGAGTACACACGAAGAGCACTTCCATTCCTTAAAGATGAATACTTTGAGCGAGGTGAGAAGTTACTCTTCGCGGTAATCTCTAGGTTCATTGAAAAGTATAACTCAGTTCCAACTGAAGCAGCACTAAAGGTAGAACTTCAAAAGATCCCAAACGTATCTAATGAAGTTTTAGATTTAGTTAGTAGAGCTTACAAAGCAGAACCTGTTGACATTCAATGGGCACTTGATGAAACAGAAAAGTTTTGTCAGGATCGCTCAATCTATCTTGCCATTATGGAATCTATTCAGATCATTGATGGTAAGCATAAAGAATTATCTAATAACGCAATCCCTGAGATTTTATCTAAAGCGTTAGGTGTTAGTTTTGATACTAACATTGGCCATGATTACATTGATAACTCAGACTCACGTTATGACTTCTATCACAAAGTTGAAGGTAGACTTCCATTTGATCTTGATTACTTTAACAAGATTACTAAAGGTGGATTACCTAACAAAACTTTGAATATTATTCTTGCTGGTACTGGTGTTGGTAAGTCATTGTTTATGTGCCACATGTCAGCAGCATCATTAACTCAAGGTAAGAATGTCCTATACATAACAATGGAAATGGCAGAAGAACGTATTGCCGAACGTATTGATGCTAACCTAATGAACATTCCTATCGATCAATTGGACTCATTGCCTAAACAAGTGTATGATGCAAAGATTCAAAAGATCGGCCAGAAGAATATTGGCAAATTAATTATTAAAGAGTATCCAACTGGAGCGGCCCACGTTGGTCACTTCAGAGCGTTACTAAATGAACTTAAACTTAAAAAGAATTTTAAACCGGATATCATCTTTATCGATTACCTCAATATCTGTGCGTCTTCGAGAATTCGTGGACTCGGTGGATCGGTCAATACATATTCATATGTTAAAGCGATCGCAGAAGAAATGCGCGGCTTGGCGGTCGAAACAAACGTCCCAGTTGTATCCGCCACACAGACAACACGATCAGGATTCTCAAATACTGACGTTGGCCTTGAAGACACGTCAGAGTCATTTGGATTACCAGCGACAGCAGACTTTATGTTTGCAGTCATCTCAACAGAAGAACTTGAAAAGCTTGGGCAAGTCATGGTCAAGCAACTCAAAAACAGGTATAATGACCCAACGGCCCACAAAAGATTTATTATTGGAATCGACAGATCACGAATGAAGTTGTATGATGTAGAACCTTCAGCACAAACATTGATTAATGATGCAGCTCACGTTGGTGCAAAGACTGAAGATAAACCATTGAACACATTTGGTAGTCGTGAGAAACCTCAAAACTTTGGAGATTTTAGTTATGAGTGAAGAGTGGAAAAAAGGTAAGTATAAGGTATGTTACTACATGGTTGGAAATACTGTAGCGTTTAAGTGGTTTGATACATTTGAAGAAGCTACACAATTCTGTGTCTATAAAGTTAAAACCGGCGATGTTATTGAAGTGAAGTGGTATAAGAATGAAAGTTAAATTAGTATCATATAGTAAACCAACAGCAGAGTTTTGCAATGAAGGATTAACTGATGTACAAGATCTCATCGCTTATTGCGCCCGTGTCTCCAATCCATCGAACCAACTTAATCTCGAAACATCCGAGAAGCTTATTAGATATCTTATTAAGCACGCTCACTGGTCACCACTCGAAATGGTCTCAGCCTGTATTGAAATCACAACCACAAGAGACATTGCCAGACAGATTTTACGTCACAGAAGTTTCAGCTTCCAAGAGTTCTCCCAACGATATGCTGATCCTACAGCTGAACTTGATGAAGCGTTTGTGTTACGTGAGGCAAGATTCCAGGACACAAAGAATAGACAGAATAGTGTAGAGTTTGATCAGACAGATGAAGCTCAACGACTATTAGCATTTGAATGGGAACGTGCTCAGAAGCGTGTATTGTTTAGTGTTAAGCAAGAGTACCAATGGGCTATTAAAAATGGTATTGCTAAAGAACAAGCTCGAGCAGTTTTACCAGAAGGTTTAACTGTAAGTAGAATGTATATGAATGGTACTCTTCGTTCATGGATTCACTTCATTGAGTTACGTTCAGGTAATGGTACACAAAAAGAACATCGTGAAATTGCTTTAGAGATTGCTAAATCTATCGCAGAAATATTTCCAATGGCAAAGGATCTAACATGTTAGAAACAATTTGTGATATTATGGTAGATGCATATAAGCGTAACTGGATTACTAGTAGAGATGGTAATGTAAGTATTCGTCACCACGATAGAGATCACTTCTACATTACACCAAGCGGTGTACGTAAACAAACGCTACAACCAGACCAGTTTAAAAAGATTAGTATTGATAGAAGTATTAATAGCGGAAACGGTACTGGCGTCTTTGGGTACAACTGGAGAGATTTACCCTACACTGACATTAGTGCAAATCTAGTACCAAGTGGTGAGATACCATTACACTTTGGATTGCAGAAAGAAATGGGGCAACATGCTGGTGAAGTTCGTGTAGTAGTACACGTTCATCCTACATATTGTATTGCAGCTATGCATGCTGGTATCGACTTGAGTACAATCAGCGATGCATTCCCAGAACTAAATCGTTATACAAAAGTTGCACCTAACGTTGGTGATGTAGCACCTATTAGTCAAGAACTTGCTGATGGATGCCACAAAAATCTACAACTAGATAATCTTGGTAACATTGCTTATGACATTGTAGGTATTAAAGGACACGGTGTAGTTGCTATAGATACTAGTCCGTGGCGTGCTTATGAACACATTGAACGACTAGAGCACATATGTAAAATTGTATTAGCTTCAAGGAAATAACGTGTCGCATATCATAGCTAATCTTCCACCAGTAAAATGCTTTGTTCGTAGAGAGTTTCTTTACGACTTTGAAAAAGGACATGGCGAACTAGAACCATGTTGGTGGATAAGTATCAAATCATTAAGAGGTCAAGCATTTCGTATTGAGTCTTACTTAAATAACTATGGTGCTTTGTATGATAAGTTACCTTTGCATGCATATTGTTGGAAACCGATTGAAGGTGAACCATTGCCATTAGATTACCTTCAACTATGGGATAGTCTTTCTTATGACATTACAGTTTTAAAGAAAGCACAGTTGCAATCAATGCGTTGTAAGTTTAAATTAAAGAATGGAGATTGGCAACATGGTGTTTATCTTTTTACAGTTGATAGTGCTCACCCTGATTTTAACATTCTTGATACAGGGTTTTCTGAAGACGTCGAAGATCACAAGTCTTATAATTTCATTCAGTGTGATAATGGGCAGTTTGCTGCTCAGCCTAATAATCGTCTAATCATATTAGAGCCAAGTAGTAATCCAAAAGAACTTAAGACACCAGACTTTAGAGTGGCTACTAAACGTTGGTCCGCTGAGACTGAGTCTAAATGGGCCCTTGGTGACACTAACACAGTCATGTATGAGTAAACACCTTCTAAATAAGTAGAAGCTTCCTGTAGGACCTCTCGTAGGCCCTCATAAGTTGTTGATTTTAAACGACTTTTTGAGGGCCTTTTTGTCGTCTGAAAAAACCCTTTAGAATCAACAACTTAGAGTTGTGTCTAAAATGATACAGTTCTGCATTTATTTTCATTTAGCCCTGTACAATTACCCGCTACTATGGTATAATTATTCTATCAAATCAAAAAAGGAAACAAAATGTTAAAATTTGAAAAAGCAGCAAACGTTGGTGATACCATTCGTGCATATGACTTCAAGCCAATGGCTGGACGTAGTGATTGTTTTGTTGAAGGTAAAGTAATTGCACTCAGCGATGAACGTGGTTACAAAGCATTTAAGATTGAATGTACTGCAGACTTCTTTGATGGCAAATATCGCAAAGGTGCTCGCTCATCAAGAGTAGCAAAAACAGTCTTCGTTCCAGTAGAAGTTAGCTTCATGGAATACGATGCTCGAATCATTAACTTATCTCGCTAAGCCCTGTACAGCGGGCTAAAAGTGTGATATAATAGATCTATAAATTAAAACATAAAGGAACTACATCATGGGAAGAATGAAAGAAGCAGCAATTACAATTGAAGAATTTTTGATGGCAGGGATTTATCCTTCTGAAATCGAAAAACGTACAGGTTACGACATAAACTTGATTATGCAAGTTGAAGAAGACCTCTATGCAAGTAATGAACCACGTAATAACGGAGCTGACTATGATCAAGAATAATCGTACAACATCTTATGTGTTTACTGCAGATCCACAATCTGTTGCAGACATGCAGCAAATTGAAATTGTAAAGAAAGCTGTCAAGTCAATTAATGACTCAACACGGTTGTCACATAAGTATGCAATTCGTCGAGCAGAGTACTATGGTGAACCTTTGCCAAAAGCTCCAAAGATTTATCGTGTACGTTTAATGGGTCGTGGTCCACGCCGCTCAGCAGCAATTGCAGACGGTCAACGTAGGTGTGCATATGATTCTTCATTGCCACAACGTCATGCAACTCATTTCGATATCTACATTCATGAGGTACGTTAATGGAAAATAAACCAGACTACTCTGTTAGGTGGACTCAAGCTTATGGACCTATACAATCCAGCGGCTGGCGTAAACGACAAATCATAAACAAAGCTGTAGACGAACTACATAGTATGCAACTTGATATGATTGATGAAGCCGTCTCACGTAGTGATTTAAAAGAAGCAAATGAACTTATTAATTTTATCAAAAGCGAGAAATGATTTTGTATATTAAACCAAGTCCGTATCTCACAACTGAAAAGCGAGAAGCTTTGTATGCTGCTGGGAATGTGTTTTTAAATGAATTAATGGGTGGTAAAAAAAGAAAGATTGAAATTATCGTATCTGTAAAAGGCAAAGGCCTTGATCCGAATGTAGATGGTTATTGTCTATGTACTGAAGAATACGATAATGGTAGACCACGTGAATTTGAAGTTGATATTCGTGGAGATCGTGGATTAGATTTTGCTATTAAATGTATGGCACATGAGTTTGTGCATGTATGGCAAATGTGTACTGGTAGAATTAGTGAAGATGTTTATCACAAGTCTCAAGACCATTATAATTCACCTTGGGAAGTAGAAGCCCGAGAACTTGAAGAACCTTTATATGAGCTCTACGTGAAGACTATTTGATTTGTTTTAGTAAGTTTCCTGTTGATGTAGTACCTTTCGGGCGGCCAAAGTGTCGCCCACTTTTTTATATAAATAGTGGTATACTACCTAAATGGGATATCACTGTGGCAGCATTAGGACAAACTGAACTATACAAATACGACTGGCGTATTGACCTATTCTTAAAGAAGTTTTCTGGCAAAGAAGAGTTCGAATTGAATAGTGGCAAGAAAGTTAAGTTTGTATATGACAAAAAGACTGCAGACTTAGTGTCTAAAAAGAAAGACATTAAGACTACTCCACTTGTTGGAACTGATGATAAGCTTTATAAGTTTACTGATCTTAAAAAGAATAAAGAATTCGGTGGTGGCGGAGGCTCAGGCGCTGGTGCTGATGTTACTAAACTTGGTGAATCTGCTCAAGCAGTATTTGCTCAAGCTAAATGGTCAGGCGTAAAGCAATATACTAAAGACGAAATTAAAAAAGCATATGCTAAAGCTGACACTGATGAGAAACTTGACAATATTGAAACTAAGTTAACCGGTGAATGGAGAGCTTCTTCAATCCTTGGCGCTGAAGAGTTATATAAAGAATTCAAAGGTAAGCAATATACATTCCATCGTGGTTCTGCATGGGTTGATAAACTACAGAATCATTGGAAGAAATTAAATCAACAAGAGAAGTTGTTTACTAACATTAATAAGTGGAGTCCTGCAGATATCTACATGGTCTCTGCGGCAGGTGCAAGAGTAGATCTTACTAAAGCAAAGAACATTGCTGATCTAAATAATATGATGATTGAAAATCTTAAGTCAAAAGATATCATTGGTGTATCTCTTAAGATTATGAAAGACAAGTCACATCTTTCTTATTATAACTTTGGTGCTAAGAAGAAAGTTATTAAGTATCAAGATTACACAACTGGTACTCAAGGATTCTTTGGTGGCAAAGACGTTTACATTTACTTTACTGTAGATGGTAAGATTCAATTCCGCACATTCCCTGAAACATTCCAAGGTGAGATCAAAGGTAAGAATGCTAACCAAGGTAAACTATCTTACGGTCCAATTCAAACTATCTTACGTACACTAAAGGCACCAATGCTTACAGATGTACGTCCATTAAGAGATGGATTGACAAAGATTGACAATAAGATATACCAAGAGTTCTATGATAATTATAAGAAGTATGCTAAGGATACTACTAAGATTGACTTTAACGAGTTTGTTTCTAAGTGTCAAGAAAAAGGCGTATCATGGTGCTTTAGTAAGTTTTTAGGATGTCAGTTGGTGAATATTATAAAGACTAAAAAAATGGAAGATGATTTTGTAACTGCATGTATTTCATATGCCTCATCATCTTCTGACCTATCAGCTCCGTTCGTAAAAGTAGAATAAATGAAAACATTTAAAAGTTATTTAGTAGAAGAAAAGAATACTCACATGACTCACATTGAGGACTTGGTTCTCGATGGTGGTGTCAATGGAGTACGACAAGCTATTGCAGCTCTTCAATCTTTAAGAGATATGTTAGTTGGTCATGAAGCTGCAGAAGCTCGTGTAGGTCTAACTGTTAAGTGGGACGGAGCACCTGCTGTGTTTGCAGGTTTAGATCCACAAGATGGAAAGTTCTTCGTTGCTAAGAAGGGTATCTTTAATAAGAATCCAAAGGTGTACAAATCACATGCTGATATTGAAGCTGATACACAAGGTGATTTACAAAAGAAGTTGAAATTAGCATTTGATAATTTAAAGTTGTTAGGTATTAAAGGTGTAGTACAAGGTGATATCATGTTCACCCAAGATGATTTGAAAACTGAAACTATTGATGGAGAAGAGTATATAACTTTCCATCCAAACACTATTGTATATGCTGTGCCTAAAGATGAAGCCTCTGATTTATTAAAGGCTGAAATTGGAGTGGTATTCCATACAGCTTATGAGGGTAAAACATTTGAAGAGATGAGGGCAACTTATGGGGTCGATGTTGAAACATTCAAAAAAACGACAAAGGTCTGGGCTGTATCAGCTGGAGTCAAAGACGTTGGAGGAAGAGCAAACCTCACCTCCAAAGAAACGCAGCAAGTTACGAAAGCATTATCCGATGCAGGTAAAATATTCCAGTCAATTGGAAAAGGAGTACTTACCCTTATCTCATCAGATACAGAGCTTAACACCATTGTCAACACTTATAACAACACCTATATCAGACGTGCAGAACGAATGGGATCAGGACGATCTCACGTTCGAGGACTAGTCAAATATATCCATGATAAGTATCAAAAGGATATTGATAAACTTAAGACTGATAAAGCTAAAGACGTAAAGATTGCTAAGAGACAAGAAGTATTAGATAACATTGATACTCATCAAGATGACTTAATAAAGATGTTCGAATTGCAGAAATTGATAGTAGTTGCAAAAGAGATTATTATAAATAAGCTAAACCAGATTAATACTACCAAAACATTTGTAAAAACAAAGCATGGCTTTAAAGTTACAGGTGCAGAGGGATTTGTTGCAATTGACAGGATTGGTGGAGGAGCGGTCAAACTGGTTAATCGCTTAGAGTTCTCAACGAACAACTTCAATCCAGATATTATCAAAGGTTGGGATAGTCCTAACCGCGGTTAATGGGAAAACAATGTTAAAATTCAAAGAATATTCAGACGAATTCGATGGTATGCTCGAGTCTATTGAGCTAACTCAGGAAGAGTTGTCACAACTCGATGAGGTATTAGATACGTCAGCTCGATTAAAACGTAGAGCTCAATTTAAAAGACGCAGTGCCCGCATTGCAATGTCTCGTAGAATTCAATCAAAACGTTTAGCTACTCCAGATCGTTTAAAAGCACGAGCAAAGATGAGAGCTAAATCGCTAATTATCAAACGCCTATTTCAAGGTCGTTCTGTATCACAAATCCCACTTTCCCAAAGACAACAAGTAAGTAAAAAACTTCTAATGATGAAGGGCGCTATCAAGAGAATCTCTACTAAGCTTCTTCGTCGTGTCAAACAAGATGATATCGCTCGTAAAACAGGAAATCGTTCAAAAGGTAACTCTACA